AAAAAGAACAGGATTTTTCCTGCCCTTTTATTTCTCTTTATCTTCTTCTTTTAATTGTTCTAATGCTTTCTTCAACTTGTTAGGAATAGGTACTCCTACTTTTGCCGCATTCTCTATTATGCTTAATAATTCTGTTGCACAATAAAACATACCTACAAGCGTTCTAAAACCTAAATCTGGAACTAATTTATGCATTAGACTAGCTCCACATAAAATAACTAGGATCAGAAGTTTTTTTCTCAATCCTTTAAATGCCCTTTTAGAATTAAGATTTTGCATTTTGTATCCAACCCATAGACCTGTTAAATAATCCAAGAACATTAAAGCTAATAAACATTTTGCTAATAAATCAAATCCACCAACGAGCCAAATAATAAAAGTTATCCAGCTTGTATAAATTGCAGCTAGATAATATTTTGTCATAATAATCACTGTACCCTCTCCCTATTTAAAAATATATTCTGTGTATGGTGCTTCTATAACTTTTTTTCTTATAAATTTCTTTTTGGTTACTTTCTCAACTGTTACTGTTTTATTTTTTAGAGTTTCTTCTAATTGCTCCTGTGGAATATGTTCCGTTTTTAAAGGAAGAGGAACTATAATAGTTCCAGGATCCTTTTTTACTTTTCTATTACTACAGCTCACAAATGACAATATTATTAATAATAAAAAAATTATTTTTTTCATTCTTCATCCTCCCTCTTATTTTTCCCCTTAAAGTATTCTCCGATATTCTTTTTACCCCATAGCCCAGCTCCAAACATTCCACAACACATTATTAAGAATGTGGGAACATTTACTTCAAAGAATATATATCTCTTTTCCAAAATAAAAGCTAAAATTGATAATATAAGCCCCCAAGCACACCAAGAACATCCTATCCAAACACATAGTGGAAAAGTGATAGGTATTATTTTTTCAAATAATTTTTGCTTAGTTTTTGCATCTTCAATATCTAATCTTCTTAATTCTTTTTCAAGTTCAGCTTGTGCATTTTTATCAGGAACAAACTTATTTACTATTTCTAATGTTTTATCTAATATTGCCATGTTATCCCCCTTACATTTCTTTAATGAAATCAACAAATAAATTTACAACATCACTTTCCACAGAAAATTTTAAAGATTCTTCATTATTGCTACCAAAGAAAGGTTCTACTAGAATGTAAGTGTCTTTGCTCTTGCATATTCCATAAGCACCTCTTGTTTTACTATCTTGTACAAGGATTAAACCTCTTGTAGTTTCTTTCTTTTCTACTGTTTTTTCTTTTCCATTAACAACTTCAGTTTCTTTTAAAATATTTTCTTTGGTTCTTATTTTGCTACCAAACTTATTTTGCAATCTTATCATAAAATTTGTTGCTAACTCTTTAGCTTTATTATTTTTATAATAAACTAAGCATTCACATCCATTTGCTTGTTCACTTACAGCAGCATTGAAATGAAGCTCTATACAAAATTTGTAATTATTCTTATTCAATTCCTCTAAAACTTCAAACATTTCTCTTGTATAGTATTCATTTGGTTTTCTCTCATATATATCTACTAGTTCTGGGATTTTAGTTTTTATTTTTTCTGCAATTCCTTTCCAGTAGTTATATTCTCTGCCTAATATTTGTGAATAAGCACCTTCTGCTCTTTGATTATGACCTATAATTAATGCTACTTTCATTCTTTACCTCCTAATTTTTTCATAACTAAATTATGTAATTCATTTATTTTATTTTTAAATTCTTCTTTTGTTAAATCTTTAGGTTCAACCTCTGTTTTAAAATAATGTTCAGTATTAAATATAGATTGAATAAACATTGTTCCTGAAAACATCATATCTTCAAAATCTTCAATTGACATTGTTATCTCAAAATTATCATGAAAATACCATGTAGATTTAAAATTTTTATTGAATTTCTTTTTTGAAATTTCTAACGATTTTATAGCAATTTCCATATATATTAAGTCTTTTATTCTAAGTCTTTGCCTATGTCCTTGATAATCAAATCCATATTCTAATGCTTCAGCTTTTAATGTATCAACTAATTGAAAATAATCTTCTTTCTCTTTTTCAGAGTCATATTCCCATATACCTTTTTCTCTATTCCAAATTAAATATTTTTCATTTTTTTCAGGTTTTGGAACTTTTATAAGTTTTTTATCTCTTATTATTTCTCCAGGTTCTAATTGAATCTCTATTCCTTCTTCAATTAATTCTTCTTTACTCATCTCTCTTATAAAGTTTGTTGTATTGTCATAAGTTGGATATTTAAAAACTTCATCTTTAACAATTACATAGTCCTCTTTGTTCAACTCTGGATAATCTAAAAATAAATTATTCCCCATAAATTGTTTTACCTCTTCTGCAGTTAAATTAACTGTAAATTTAACTTTTGCTATTTTCTCTTTTGTATATATGTAGAACATAATTTTCTCCTTTCAATTTTGAATAGATTTTCAAATTTATTTAGATTTTTATATTTAAAAATGCTGTTTTGAGTGTCTTATATATAAAATTCTTAAAAATTATATTTAAGAAAAAATATAAAAATATGCTCAAAGCTACAAAATTAAATCTTAAATTCTTTATAAATTTGAAAATCTCTATACTTTTTTACTAAAAAATACCTAATTTTTTCCTTGCTACAATAAGAGTATTTCTTATTTCTGCAGCACTTGTTTTTTGTATATAATGTTTGCTTGTAACTCCACTACTACTATGATTTGCATAACTAGATGCAAGTCCTAATCCTGCTAAATTGTTTATTAAATTTATAGCTGTTTTTCTAAGCGTATGAGGATATAGATCCTCAATTCCTAAAATTCTACCTAGTTTCTTTATCCTACCTCTAATTGCTCCTTGTGTCATTTGCCTATACTCTTTTTTGTATTTTGTAATAAAGAACCATTCACTTTTTATTTCCTTTTCTTCTCTATATTTAATCCATTCTTTTATTAATTCCTTACATTTGTTAAAAAAGAAAGCATTTACTATATAACCTTCTTTTTCTTTAACATCTGTAAAATAACCATTTTCTAAATCTAATTGATTTAATTTTAAACTTTGAATTGCTGATATTCTGCATGCACTATCTAAAAATAGTTCCCAAAGTATCCTATCTTGTAAATCATATTTTTTAAATTCTACTTGCATATAAAGCCTAACTGTTAATATTTGCTCTGTTGTTAAAAAATAACTTTTTCTAATTTTATCTTTTTCTGTAAATCTTAATCTATCCAATTTTTCTGAAAATGGATGATATTTAATTTTATTTCTTCTGACACACCAAGCATAAAATGTACTTATTGCAGTAGTTTTATTCATTAAAGTTCTTTTACTATTTCCTAAACCTCTACAATAATTTCTATAACTTTCTATTATTCCTGGCATTTCTAAAAGAGTATCTTTACTTAATAGAAGTCTATTTTTGTAAGTTTTTTGAAACCACATCAGGAACAATTTAAAATTGTTGCAGTATGTTTTATAAGTTGTTTCCCATGTTTCCCAATTACTACTCTTACAGCTATTTAAATACTCTAAATAAATTTCCACATTTTCCTTTTTAAAATTTTCTAATATTTTTAATTGCATATATAACCCTCCTATTTTTTGATAGGTTTATTATATTGCTTTTAAGTTTTTGGAAAATTTATTTAGAGTTGAAAATAAAGATGTAACAAGTAGAGTCACAAATTGTAAAAATGCAACCCTTAGAAAGATGAAAATAGATAGACTTTGCATTATGCAATTTACTATATCTTCAGAAGTTAGTGCAAACATAAATAATAAGTGTTCAATATATTTTGATGAACCTTTTAAAGACATTCCGTTTGTATCTATAACTGACAACAATGCAGGAGCAAGTGGAGCAACTTCTCCTTCCGTTGATTGGGGTACAACTACACAAATTACAGTATCTAATTTTGAAGGAGCATTTACATTAATGGCTATTGGATATATTTAAATCCTAGCTAGAGTTTAAATTAAACTATTCCTATGATACAGACATTAACAGTTTGGTTACCATTACAGTAAAAACGTAATGACTTATTTCTAATAATATAATTATCATCATCATGAATTGATTGAGAGCTATTTTCCTGTTGTCCATAAGTAATATAAGGAGTTAATGATATAGAAATTATATTCTTAAAACTTGTTTTTAATATTGATGTTCTAATACCTGTACCACCTGGAATAGAAATATTTTCAATAACTACATTTCCAATTTTAAGAATACTGTTATTCCCTTCTGTTTTAGAACTGATTAAATTTTCCAATCTCTCAAGAAGTGAGTTATTATCCAGTGGAACAAAATTAGCAACATTTGCAGAAATATCTTGGTTCTGTTTTAGACATTTATACATCTTTCTAGTATTCCTGTCATAATAGATGTAATTAGGATTTTTAACTATATCATCTTGTATATCTCCACCATAGCCAATACATCCTGCTAATCTTGCTAACATCATTCCCTCTAATGCTTTTCCTTCCTCAGTGCCAAATTGTACTATTCCAGCTTTTTCTCTTGTTGCTCCCTCTTTTATTGTAGATAAACTATTATCCATTTCACCTATTTTTTTATCTATTAATTCTGAATTATGATTAAATACTTCAATATCATAATAATCACTACCTTCTGGTTGTGCTAATCTTATATTTTCAGTATACTTTGCCATTTTATTTATCTCCTTTCATCATAGATATTTTTATGTGTTTTAGTTTTTAACTCATTATTTTTTAAATTTCCTACTTCATTATGTTTATGATACTTACCTACTACTGCACTATCTTCATATAATCTAGTGTCATAAATTTGTTTATGATTCTTTGTTTTTAAAGAACTATGCAATAAATAAGCTACCTGGTTATGTGTGTTATACCTAAATTCAATACTAAAATTCAAATGTGCAGGTTTTATAACTTCTATTACTGCCTTAAAGTTTTCAATATTTTTAGGTATTCCAACAATGGAGGTAAACAGTATTTTAAAAGCATAGTTTGAATTGTCTTCTACAACCTCAATTTCTCCATTTGTAAAAGTCTTGGCAACTCTTGCTATCATCTCTTTTGTAGTAGTTCCATAACTTCTTAACTTAGAAATTAAATTCTCTCTTCTTTCTTCAATATTGCTTGTTTTATCTCCAACACTTAAACCAAATATTTTTTCCCAAATTGGTAAGGACCATGTAGCAGTATAAATAAAAAATTGATTTAATACATCTTTTGAGATTAAATCAACTGTATCTAATTCTTTTTCTATTACTTTTTGTAATAAAGTTATTTCTAAAATACCTCTATAATACTTTGGCATATGCCTCATTAGTCTTTTAGCTTCCAACTATATCACCTCTTTTTGTAAAGTGATTGTTGTTAATTTTGGAATCTCCTCAGCTGCTAACTGTACATTTAAAGTTG